TAGGGTTTTTAGAAACTCAAAAGCATAGTTTGCTTCATGAGTATGCTGGATTAGTAGAAGATATTGAAAAGTATAAAAAAGAACTAGAAGATATTTATGGCGCTATTAATATAAATATTGAAGACGGTACTTATACTGATATTGAAAAAGAATAAAAGTGGACCATATTATAAGAAAAATAAGTATAGGTTCTGACTATAAAAATGAAGCTATGCATTATGCTATAGGCCAACAAGTTTATGGAGGCCATATAATATCTGCTATATTATTTGAAGATAAAGATGATTCTTATAATATACATATTAAAAAGCAAAATGAAATTCTACCTTGGAAAAAGTTTAATAAAAATATGGCTATTTCTGTAGAATATGATTTAGAGTATTAATGAAAAGTATTCAACAATTTATAATAAAACCTATTGGACAAAGATATAATAATGAATTAACAGTAGGTGATAAAAAACTTATTGTTAATTCTAGTATATCAAATCATAAATTTGTTAACAGAGAGGCTGTGGTTGTTTCAACACCCTTAGCTTTAAAAACAGATATAAAAGTAGGAGATACAGTTTTAGTTCACCATAACTTATTTAGAAGATATTACAATTTAAAAGGTAAATCTGTAAATAGTACAAAATATTTTAAAGATGATATGTATTTTGCTTCAGTAGATCAAATATACATGTACAAAAGAAATAATAAATGGAACACCGTATTAGATTATTGTTTTATAAAACCGGTTATTAATAAGGACGAATCTAAGCTGTCTAAATTAAAAAACAATATTGGTATAATAAAATACGACAATAGCTCTTTAAACGCGCTTAAAATAGCTATAGGCGATACTGTAGTGTTTAAAAGTAATAGAGAGTTTGAATTTGTATTAGATAATGAGGTTCTCTACTGTATGAAATCAAATGATATTTTAATTAAATATGAAAATAAAAGAGACGAAACTGAATATAATCCAAGCTGGGCAAAAAGCAGTTGAAGAACTTATAAAGGTAGCTAAAGAAAAGATCGTAGACTCAGAAGATGATATCTCCGCTGACAGACTTAAAAACGCTGCCGCTACTAAAAAATTAGCAATATTTGATGCTTTTGAAATACTAGCTAGAATAAAAGAAGAGCAAGATTTATTAGACGATAAACTTGTTGATAAAAAAGCTCCGACTTTTAAAGGGTTTGCTGAAGGAAGATCTAAATAATGTACGAGCAAAGTTTATATAGTATAGAAAAAGATCATATTAAGCCTAAAGTTTTAAAAAGAATGAATAGGCTTAATAAGTGGGACTACGGTTATAATAAAGAGCATGATATTGTGGTTATTAGTAAAACCGGAAAAATAGGCGAAATATATAATATACAGAACCTATTAATAGCATTACCCTTAGCTGAAGACATTTATAAGTGTTCTGATAAAAAAGAAGAACAACGTTGGAAAGTTTTGGAATACCCTAAAGAGTTAAGTAAAGTTAAAACTGTTTACGAATGGAATGAAAAACCTTTATCGTTTAAAGAAAAATATTATGATTATATTAATAAAGAATTTGTTAGACGAGAAGAAGGTTTTTGGTATTATAACAAAGGCATTCCTACTTATATTACTGGGACTCATTATATGTACTTGCAATGGACCAAAATTGATGTTGGGCACGCAGACTTTCGGGAATCAAATAGATTATTCCACATATTTTGGGAAGCCTGTAAATCTGATAGTAGATCCTACGGAATGTGTTATCTTAAGAACAGGCGGTCCGGGTTTAGTTTCATGGCTTCATCCGACACAGTTAACCAGGCAACAATATCGAGAGATTCTAGGTTTGGAATACTCTCTAAGTCGGGAGCTGACGCTAAGAAGATGTTCACGGATAAGGTTGTACCCATATCTGGAACGTCCCAAAACAGAATTATCGTACAAAGTCCCATCTAAACGTCTCACGCGCAATTCGATCAAAGAGACAGACGAAGATATACAAGAGGGATTGGATACGACCATCGATTGGAAGAATACCGGAGACAACTCGTACGACGGAGAGAAACTCAAATTACTCGTCCACGATGAATCGGGTAAATGGGAGAGACCGGACAACATCCTCAACAACTGGAGGGTCACGAAAACAACGTTAAGATTAGGTAGAAGAATTGTTGGTAAATGCATGATGGGCTCTACCTCAAACGCATTAGATAAAGGTGGAGAAAACTTTAAAAAATTATACGAAGCATCGGACGTTAATAAAAGAAACCGCAACGGACAGACTAGCTCAGGACTATATAGTTTGTTCATACCTATGGAATGGAATTACGAAGGATACATTGATTCTTATGGCTTTCCTGTATTCGACACTCCAAAAAAACCAATTAAAGGAATTGACGGAGAAGAAATTGATATAGGAGTTATATCGCATTGGGAAAATGAAGTAGAAGGCTTAAAAGATGACCAAGACGGTCTAAATGAATATTATAGACAATTTCCACGAACTGAAAAGCATGCATTTAGAGACGAAGCAAAAGAATCTTTATTTAATTTAACTAAAATATACGAGCAAATTGATTATAACGAAGATTTGCGTAATACTAATGTAGTTACGCAAGGTAGTTTTCAATGGGAAAATGGAATAAAAGATACAAGAGTATTATTTATTCCTAATAAAAACGGAAGATTTTTAGTTAGCTGGGTACCTCCTGTGGCATTGCAAAATAGATACAATATAAAAAACAATATAAAATACCCTGGTAATGAGCACTGTGGAGCGTTTGGTTGTGATAGTTATGATATATCAGGTACAGTTGATGGCAAGGGTTCTAAGGGCTCTTTGCATGGTTTAACCAAATTTTCAATGGAAGACGTGCCGCCAAACTTGTTTTTTTTAGAATATATAGCTAGGCCACAAACAGCTGAAATGTTTTTTGAAGACGTTTTAATGGCTTTAGTTTTTTATGGAATGCCTATATTAGCTGAAAATAACAAACCAAGACTTTTATATTATTTAAAAAGAAGGGGATATAGAGGTTACTCTATGAACAGGCCAGATAAAGTTTTACATAAGTTGTCTGTTACAGAAAGAGAAATAGGCGGTATACCTAACTCTAGCGAAGATATAAAGCAAGCACATGCTGCTGCTATTGAAGATTATATAGAAAATCACGTTGGGTTGCTTACGGAGGGGTATGGCAATACTTATTTTCAAAGAACATTAGAAGACTGGGCTAAATTTAATATTAACAATAGAACAAAGCATGATGCTTCTATAAGTTCTGGTTTAGCAATTATGGCTTGTAATAAACACAGGTATACACCTGTGGCGAAAAAATTAATATCAAAAGTTTCTTTAGGCTTTAAAAAATATAATAATACAGGAGTAAATTCAAAAATAATATAAATAAATGATCTATACTACTAACAATAGCATCTTTCCAGATCAGGTGGTACCTGAAGAAGAAAAGAAATCATTTGAGTATGGATTCTCTTATAATTTTCAGAATTTTAATAGATTAAGATTGTATGCTAGAGGTGAACAACCTATACAAAAATATAAAGATGAATTATCTACTAATGGCGATTTATCTTATCTTAATTTAGATTGGAAACCTGTGCCTGTTTTATCTAAATTTGTGGATATAGTTGTAAACGGAATGACAAACAAAGGATATGAAATAAAATCTTTTGCTTCTGACCCTTTTGCAACTCAACAAAGAACAGATTTTGCTTTTAACGCATTGCGAGACATTCAGCAAAAAGATAACATAGAAGAATTAGCTAAACTTACAGGACAAAATTTTTATGCATCAGCAGATCCAGAAAGTTTACCAAATGATCCAGGTGAGCTTGATTTATACATGCAGCTTAATTACAAGCAAAGTGTAGAAATAGCTGAAGAGGAGTTAATAAATAATGTTCTTGATTTTAATAAATACGAAGAAACTAAAAAAAGATTAGCTTACGATTTAACTGTTTTAGGAATAGCGGCTAGTAAAACTAGTTTTAATTTATCTGAAGGTGTAACTGTTGATTATGTAGATCCGGCTAGTTTAGTTTATTCAGCAACTGATGATCCTAATTTTGAAGATATTTATTATGTAGGTGAAATCAAAAGCCTAACTCTTTCTGAAATAAAAAGATTATTTCCTTATTTAACAGATAATGAATTAGAAGAAATACAAAAATATCCTGGTAGGCAAAACTATGCTAGAGGCGATTGGCAAGTTCAATCTGACCCAGAGCAACATCAAGTGTTATTTTTTGAATACAAAACATATCAAGATCAAGTATTTAAAATAAAACAAACAGAGCAAGGATTAGAAAAAACATTAGAAAAGCCCGATACTTTTAACCCACCGCAAAGCGATAACTTTGAAAGGGCTTCAAGATCAATTGAAGTTTTATATACCGGTGCAAAAATATTAGGTATGGGTGATCGAATGCTAGAATGGAAGCTTGCAGAAAACATGACTCGACCTAACGGAGATATAACAAGAGTTAATATGAATTACTCTATTAGTGCTCCAAGAATGTATCAAGGGCGCATTGAATCTTTAGTTAGTAGAACAACCGGGTTTGCTGATATGATTCAAATAACTCATTTAAAACTACAGCAAGTTTTAGCTAGAGTAGTTCCAGATGGTGTTTATGTAGACGTAGACGGTCTAGCAGAAGTAGATTTAGGTAACGGAACAAACTATAATCCAGCAGAAGCATTAAATATGTATTTTCAGACTGGTACAATAGTTGGTAGATCACTTACTCAAGACGGCGAACTTAATAGAGGTAAAGTGCCTATTCAAGAACTACAGAGCTCTTCAGGCATATCTAAAATACAGGCAATGATACAAACGTATCAATATTATTTACAAATGATACGTGATGTAACCGGATTAAATGAAGCTAGAGACGGAAGCACGCCTGATAAAAACGCTTTAGTTGGTTTACAAAAACTAGCAGCGGCAAATTCTAATACAGCTACAAGACATATACTACAGTCTTTAATGTATTTAACGGTAAAGACTTGCGAAAATATTAGCTTAAGAGTTAGTGATATGCTGCAGTTTCCAATTACAAAACAAGCTTTGGTTAGTAGCATTAATAGTTTTAACACAGCTACATTAACTGAAATAGATGATTTACATATACATGACTTTGGTATATTCTTAGAACTAGAGCCAGAAGAAGAAGAAAAAGCTCAATTAGAAAAAAGTATTCAAATAGCGTTGCAAACAAAAACAATTGATTTAGCCGATGCTATCGATATTAGACAAATACAAAATATTAAATTAGCTAATGAGCTTTTAAAATCTAGACAAAAGAAAAAAGCTGAAGCAGAGCAAGCTGCTAAAATGGCTAATATACAAGCGCAAGCAGAAGCAAATGCTCAATCTGCAGAAAAAGCAGCAGTGGCAGAAGTTCAAAAACAGCAAGCTTTAGCGCAAACTGAAGTACAGATACAACAGGCTAAATCTCAATTTGAAATACAAAGAATGGAGCAAGAGGCTTTAATTAAAAAACAATTAATGGCTGAAGAGTTTAACTACCAGTTACAGTTAGCTCAAGTTAATGCCCAGGCACAAAGAGAAAAAGAAGCTTTAATAGAAGATAGAAAAGATAAAAGAGTAAAAATACAAGGTACTCAACAAAGTGAACTTATAGATCAAAGACAAAACGATCTACTGCCTAAAAACTTTGAATCATCAGGTAATGATAACTTAGATGGTTTTGGTTTAGAGCAATTTACCCCAAGATAGGGAATTATTAATTTTTATTATATTATATTATGTCAGAAGAAGTAAAACAAGAAGGTGAGTTTAAATTAAAAAAAAGAAAGCTCCAAAAATTAAAGGCCAAGGAAATATAGTGCCTGAGGTTACTAAAGTAGATTTAAGTAAAAAACCAGAAGAAGATGCCATTCAAACACAAGAGACAGATGATAGCAATGTTGTTGTCGAAGAATCAAAAGACAGTAGCAACAGCGAAACAGTGGTTGAAGAAGTACGGGCCACCGAAGAAGAAGTAGCAGAATCTCCTATAGAATTAATAGAAGATGAAGACAATAATAATGAAGAGGTCACAATGGTTGGAGGCACTGAAAGTTCCGACACCTCACAAGAACAAAAAGAAGTATTACCGCAAGCAGAAACACAAGAATTACCAGAAAACGTAGAAAAGCTAGTAGCTTTTATGAAAGAAACTGGTGGAACTGTTGAAGATTATGCTAGATTAAATGCTGATTACAGCAATATAGACGGTAAAGCTTTGTTAAGAGAATATTACAAACAATCTAAGCCTCATTTAAATACAGAAGAAATTCAATTTGTAATTGAAGATTCTTTTAATTTTGACGAAGAATTAGACGAAGAGCGAGATGTTAAAAAGAAAAAACTCGCATATAAAGAAGAAGTTGCAAAAGCCAAAAACTATTTGGATTCGCTCAAAGATAAATATTACGCAGAGATCAAGTTGAGACCTGGGATTAATCAAGAGCAACAAAAAGCTATTGACTTTTTTAACCGATATAATGAAGAGCAAGAGCTCAATAAAGTTAACCAAAGCAGGTTCCATAGCCAAACAGATGAACTTCTTAACAATGAATTCAAAGGTTTTGATTTTAAAATTGGAGAGAAAAAATTCAGATACGGTGTAAAAGATCCTGTCAAAGTTGCTGATAACCAAAAAGATATATCCACTTTCATTAAGACGTTCTTAAATGACAAAGGAGAGGTTGTAGATACAAAAGGTTATCATAAAGCTTTATACGCTGCACGAAATGCTGATACAATAGCTAATCACTTTTATGAGCAAGGTAAAACCGACGCTATTAAAAGTCAATTAGCCAAGTCTAAAAACATAAGTACAGAGCCCCGTAAAACACAAGATGGTAATGTATTTATTGATGGATTTAAAGTAAAAGCAGTTAGTGGTTTAGATTCTTCAAAACTAAAAATTAAAACAAGAAAATTTAACAATTAAAATTAGATTATTATGGGAACATTAACCCCAACATTTGGCTCAATTAAGCCATCGCAGTCAACAACAACTGCTACAAAGCAACTATTTACAGTTCAACACTGGAACTGGAAAAGATTTTGCACAACAGTACTTACCTGAAATCTATGAGCAAGAAGTAGAGCGTTATGGAAACAGAACTCTTTCTGGATTCTTACGTATGGTTGGAGCTGAAATGCCAATGACTTCAGATCAAGTTAT